AGGCCGTGCGGGCGATGGAAGCCAATGTGTTCCCGGCACCGGTTGCCGTGGAAATGGGGCTCGCCGACCGGATCGGAACGATGGCGGGCCTGGTCGCGGACCTCAACAGCGCCGGGCAAGGGCGCATCATCACAGGAAAAAGGATTGCAGACATGGCGAACAGTGACCAGAAGCCCGATGCCCGCGAGGGCATGATCAGCGAGGCGGAGCATGCGGCGGCGCTGACGAATGCGCGCGCCGAAGGGGCAACCGCCGAGCGCTCCCGGATCGCGGCCATTCTCGACAGCGAGGAAGCGGGGCCGCGTGCGGGCCTGTCGCGCCACCTGGCGCTTCACACGGACATGGCACCCGACCAGGCAAAGGCGGTGCTTGCCGCGTCGCCCGAGGAGACGGCGGCTGCGCAGCAGGAGGGCACGCAGCAGAAAGGCGGGCAGCAGGGGGCTGGGCAGCAGGGGGCTGGGCAGCAGGGCGAGAGCTTTTCCGAGCGCAAGGAGCGCGCGGCAAGCGAGAGCGCGCCGAACCTGAGTGCTCCGGCCCCTGCCGACCAGCCCTCGGAGCAGCGCAAGGGGCTTTCCGCGGCTGTCGGCCGCTTCTGCTGAGTATCTGACGTTCCGCCGGCCGCGCGCCGGCACCTTCCCTGAAATCGATGGCGACCGGTCCCCGGCTGCGGCTCCCGCAGGCGGACGGCTTCGTGTTGCCTGATCACCTTGAAAAGGACCTGACCATGAGCATGCCGTTCTACAGCCTCTCGCGGGGAGCGATGCTCTCGACCCTGCTCCAGTGGGAGGCCAATCCCGACTACAGCCGCGAGGCGGTGACGTTGCTTGCCGGCGATGGCGGCGAGCGCCGTGTCGAGGTCGGCACCATCCTTGCCAATCTGGTGAATGCCGCCGGTGCGACGGCCGAGGCCAGCGCGGATGCCGGCAACACTGGCGACGGCGTTCTCACCATGGAGGCGAGCCCGGTCACGAGCGCGGTGCGCGAGGGCGTCTATGTGGTCGTGTGCATCGATCCGGCCGCCGACGGGGGCACGTTCGACGTGCAGGACCCGGCCGGCAAGTCGGTCGGCACGGCCACGGTGGGGGCGCTCTTCGGCAAGCAGGTGCGCTTCACGATCTCGGATGGGGCGGCGGACTTCGTCGCCGGCGACCGCTTCGAGATCTCGGTGGCGCGGGCGTCGGCTGCAAGCAATGCCGGCAAGGTGGTGGCCTGGGACCCGGAGGCCTCCGACGGGTCGCAGGTGATCTGGGGCATCGCGCTCAACGAGGCGGTGGCACCCGTCGGCGAGGACCTCGTCGGCGGGCTTGTGGGCCTGCGCCGCCTGGCGCTTGCCAAGGAGCGCGGCATTGCCTGGCCCGATGGCGTCAGTGACCGCCAGAAGGCGCTGGCGATCGAGGATCTCGAGGCGCTCGGCGTGGTCGTTCGCACCAGCTGATCCGGACTGTTCCCTTCACATCGATCCATCACGGCGCGTGACGCCGCAACTCAAGGACTTCCGCCATGCCGGACATTCTCTTTCCCTACACGGATGTGGACCTGACCGAGGAGGTCAACCGCATTCCCAATCGCTTCGGGCTGGTCAACGCGCTCAACCTGGCGCCCGTCGACCCGCTGTCCTCGCGCTATGTGCGCCTGGACTTCCGCGACGGCGAACTCGTCGTGCTGGCGGCCAATGAGCCGGGCAGCCCGGGGCAGACCTCGGAGCCCGAGCAGGAACAGGGCACCATCCTGATGATCCCGCACTTCCCGCATGTGGAGACGATCCGCACCGGGGATCTTGCCAACGGCATCCAGGTGGTGGGCGGGCAGATGCGCGCCCGCGACCTGGAAACGGAGACGGCGCGCCGGCTCAACACGATCCGGGGGCATCATTCCGTGACGCTGGAATACATCCGCATGGGCATGCTGCGCGGGCTCATCAAGGATGGCCGCGGGCGCACGCTCTACGACCTGTTCAACGTCTTCGGGATCACGAAGAAGCAGGTCGACTTCAAGCTCGGCACGCCTGGAACCAATATCCGGGAGAAGTGCGAGGAGATGGTCGACCACGTCATGCAGAACGTGAAGGGCGAGACCGTCTCGCAGGTCGAGGTGATCGTCTCGTCGGGCTTCTTCGAGCGGCTGATCTCGCATGCCAATGTCGAGAAGTTCTGGCAGATGGAGCAGCACGGCGGCGGCAGCCTGATGAAGCTCGAGCGTGAACGCCTGGGCGGCAACTGGGGCCGGGTGTTCGACTTCGGCGACATCCTGTGGCGCGAGTACAAGGGCTCGTTCCCGGTGCGCGATGCCAGCGGCAACAAGGTGCAGGAGCCGGCGGTGGCGGCCGGGAAGGGCCACGCCTATCCCGCCGGCACCATGAACATGTTCAAGACCTTCGCGGGCCCGGCCCATCACATCAACCTGGTCAACCAGGCGCCTGGCGTCGACGACCCGGTCTTCATCTCGACCAAGGTGCTCGACCATGGCGAGGGCGTGGAGATGAAGTCCCAGTCGAACCGGCTTGCGGTGTGCAAGCAGCCGGAGTGCCTGGTCGAAGTCCTGTCCTCGGACTGAGCCGGGGCATGTCGCGACGGCTGGCCGGGCTCCCTGTCGAGCGGGCGTTTGCCCGCTTTGGGGAGCCCGCGCTCTACCTGCCATCGGGGGGCGGCCCGGGGACGCCGGTCCGGGTCCTGGTCGGCTCGGACGCGGATGAGCCGATTGCCTACGGGCAGGGCCGCCCGCTCGGGCGGATCTCGGCGCTTCGGGTCAAAGCGGGTGAGCTCACACCGGGGCGGGGTGGGGTCTTCGAACTGTTCGGCGAGCGGTATGTGGTGGCGGGAGACCCCCGGCTTGCCGACCGCTACCGGCTTGTGTGGTTGTGCAAGGTGGATGTCGCATGACGGATGTGAAACTCGCGCTGGTCGGCAACCTGCAAAAGACGCTGGATGCGGAGAGGTCAGCGGTCGCGAAGGGCATTCGCGGCGGCATGGAGGCGCTCACGGATCTCGGCAAGACGCGGCTGCGCCAGCAGGTGGTGAAGAGCGGTCTTGGCGAGCGGCTGTCGAAGACGTGGCGGACACGGGTTTATCCGCCCGGGCGGGTGGAGACCTTCGAGCCGGCGGGGCTGATCTGGAGCAATGCGCCGCACATCGTGCGGGCGTTCAACGACGGCAAGACGATCCGGCCGAAGGTGAAGTGGGACAAGGCGCGTCTGGCGATTCCGACGGACTTTGTCCCGGCATCCCGTCGACGCGGCGCGCGTCGCAAAAGGATGTCGCTTGAAGAGTTCGTCCGCGAGTTCGGGGACATTCTTCGCCCGATCCCGGCCCCCGGTTCGGGAGGCAGGGTTCTTTATCTCGTGGCGGACAAGGGCTTCCGCAAAAGTCGCGGCAAGCGTGGTGGTTCCAGACGGGTCACGGGACGCAGCCGCATCAAGGATGAGCCTCTGCTGATGTTTGTCGCGGTGAAAAGCGTGCGGCTGCGACCGCGCCTTGATGTCGACAGCGTGGAGCGGGCGCTGGCGCGGCTGGCGCCGGAATACATCACCAGCCGGATCGTGGGAGGGCTGTCGGATGGTCAGTGACGGGGTTCTGGATGCCATGCACGCGGCTCTTGCCGGGGTGTCGGGCGCAGCCGATGTGCCGGAGCTGCGGCGCAACGAGACGCTGGACAGCGCGCTGGAGGAGGTGACCAACGGTGCCAGTGCCGGCACCAGCGCCTGGTCGAACTTCGTCGATGGCGACCTTGAGCGCATCGGCGAGGCCATGGGCGGTGACTACGCCTATGAGCTGCGCCAGTCGGCGCTGGTCGAGATCGTGGTGCGGGCGCCGGAGGATGCCGGCCGCCGGGCGGCCCTTGCCGCGATTGTCGATCTTTATCAGGACGCGATCGAGGCGGATCCAACGCTCGCCGGGTCCGTGTCGGTTTGGGAGATCACCGACTTGCAGCGCGACAACCTTGCAGAAACGGGGGTGCCCAACATCAAGGGCGCGACCCTGACGCTCTCGGCCGAGTTCATCGCCGATCGTCCGATCTGACCTGACTGCCCGCTGTGATCCGACTGCCCGGTCTGACTGCCCGATCTGGCGAACAGATCCGGGCCAACCAACCAGGGACATTGACATGACTTCACGTCGCCGCGCCGCACGGGCGCCAGGTGGTGCGTCCGCGCGCCTGTTTGTCGTTCTGCTCGAGGACCGGGAGGAGCTTGGCTCTCGCGGGCAGGTGATCGGCCTCGCGCTCGAGCAGGCGGCCGATCTGGAAACCTCCGGGGCCGCGCGGCGCGCGACGTCCCGGGATCTTGCCATTGCCGGGATCGTGCCCGGCCACTGACCGAAACGGAGTTTTCCATGCCCACTGCAGCCAGCCCGCGCGGCAAGACCGCGAACCTTCTCTTCGCCGATCAGGCGAGCTTCGACACGCTTGCCGGCGGCGACTACACGCGCACGCCGTTCTATTCGGAGAGCCTGGCCGAAGCAGCACCCTTCGAGGCCGATCCGCTGCTTGGCCAGCCGCGCCAGAACAACCGCGACCAGACCGCGCCGGCTCCGGGGCTTGCCTCGCTGTCGGGCGATGTGGTGGTGCCGCTCGACGTCAATCACATCCCCCATTGGCTGACGATGCTGCTGGGGGTGGCGGAGACGAGCGGGGCGGGTCCCTACACCCATGTCTTTGCCTCCGGCAAGGAGGTGTTGCCCTATCGCACGATCGAGATCGAGAAGCGGGCCGGCGCTGCCTTCTTCCAGTCGCTCGGCTGCCTGGCCTCGTCGCTCTCCTTCGACTGGACGCGGGCGGGGGGCTTCCGGCAGGCGACAGTCTCGATCATGGGGCGCAACCAGGAGACGACGGCGGCAAGTGTTGGCGGTGCGCCGGCGGCGGTGCTGCCGCGAGTTCCGCTCTCGGCGGCACAGGGGCTGTTGCGCATCAACGGCGTGCAGGCAGCCCACGTGCTTGGCGGCTCCTTCACCTATGCCAACAACCCCGAAGAGGACCAGTCTCTCAACGGCACGCCCTATGCGTCGGGCTTCCTGCTCGACCAGGACGCGACCGCCAGCGGCTCCATGCGGCTGCGCTATGTCGACGAGACCTACTTCGATCTGATGACCGCCGGCGATCCGGTGGCGATGGAGCTGGAGTTTGCAAGTTCGGCCACCTCGAAGGTGGTGTTCGCCCTGCCGGCGGCGCGCTTCGAGCGGGGACCGTTCGCGCCGATCTCGGGACCGGGCGGGCTGCAGGCGGAGCTGAACTGGCGCGCCGAACAGGGGGAGGCGGCTGCCATGCTGACGGTCACCGTCACGAACGATGTGGAGACCTACGCATGATCCGGCTGGCGCAGATCGACCGCACCATGCGCCCGCGCGATGTGGCGCCGGGCGTGACGCTCACCATGCGCCCGGCCACCTCGATCGATGTGGAACAAGCGCAAGGGGAGGCGGCGCGGGTGCTGGCGCCGCTCATCACCGCGCCCGAGGCGCTGTCCGAGTTCGGGCTGGAGGACATCGTGCCGGAGACGGGCGAGCTTGAGAGCCTGCTGGGGCTCTCCGCCTATCTGACGTCGGCACTGCTCATGGAGCGGCTGGTCGAGGGTTGGGAGGGCGTTGCGGACGAGGCTGGCGAGGCCCTGCCGCTCGATCGCCGGTCCATCGGAATGTTCCTTCTGCATCCGGGCATGAAGGAGGCGTTCGACCGGGAGGCCTATTCGGCGGTGCGGCTGGAGCACGCCGAGGGAAACGGCTTCGCCGCCTCGGCGACTGGATAGGCCGGGGCGGCGCAAGCTACTGCGAGGGGTGCCGGGAGACCTCTCCCGACATGAAGGACTGCGGCGGGCGCTGCCCGTTCAACGCGGAACGCCCGCACACGGGCGAGGGCGGTGAGGTGCTGCGCGCCGCCTCCGGGGCCGGGTGCTGGCAGCGCGATCCCTACAGCGGACGGATTACGGGACTGTCGGCGGTGGAGCTGCGCCAGCGGCTTGCCGGCGGCGGTGATCCGCATCTTCTCGCCACGTGCCTGGCCTCGATCGAGGCGGGGGTGTTGGGCGGGCTGGCCGCAAGCGGCGGAGACGAGACATGAGCAGACGCAACCAGGTCGGCATTCGCCTTGTGGCGCTCGATGGCAAGACCGTCGAGCGGGAGCTGAAGAAGTTCGGCGCCGAGGGGCAGGCGGCACTTGGCAGGATCCAGAAGGCGAGCAAGCCGGCGCGGGCGGGGCTGCGGGCGGTCGATGCGAGTGTCGGCGATCTGAAGAGCCGCATGAGCGGGCTGGCAAGCTCCGCCGGGCCGGTTGGCACGGCGCTGATGGCGCTCGGTCCGGCCGGCACGACGGCGGCGGTGGGGATTGGCGCGCTGGCGCTCGCCTTCACCAAGGCCTTGTCCGTCTCGCGCGATGCGGTGCGGGAGTTCGATGCCCTGTCGAAACGCGCCCGAACGCTTGGTCTCTCGAGCGACCTCTTCCAGTCGCTTCAGCTGGCGGCGGATGAACAGGGGATTGCGCAGGCCTCGCTCAATGTGGCGCTGCAGACGTTCGTGACCCGGGCGGGCGAGGCGGCGAATGCGACCGGCACGCTGTATTCCCGGCTGAAACAGACCAACCCGGCGCTGCTGGAGCAGTTCCAGGCGGCAAGCTCGGGCGAGGAGCGGCTTCGCCTGCTGGCGGCGGCGGTGAAGGATCTGGACAGTGCGGAGGAACGTGCCGCACTGACGGCGGCGGCGTTTGGCCAGCGCAATGTGGACATGGTGCGCATCCTTGCCGACACGAACGAGAGCTTCGACGATCTGATCGCGCGGGCGAAGAGCCTTGGCGTGGTGGTGGAGGAGCGGGTTCTTGAGAACGCGGAGGAGATGGAAAACCGCTTCGGCATTGCGGCGCGGGTGATCGACATCAACCTGAAACAGGCCTTCGTCGATCTGGCGCCGCTTCTGATCTCGACGCTGGAATGGTTCGGCGCGCTGGCGCAAAGCGCGCGGGAGCTGTCGGATGCGTTCCGCGACATCGAGGACCGCTCGAGCGCGACAATCGCGGGCAGCATCGATGCGCTGCAGGCCGGCTACGACCAGGCGCGGTTTTATCTGGAGGACCTGCGCGCGAAACAGGCCGGGGCGGTGAACGATCTGGCCCGGTCGACCTTTGACGATGCGATCCGCGCGGCGGAAGCCGAGCTTGCGACCTGGGGCGAGAAGCTCAAGCGTTCGCGCAAGGAGCTCGAGCAGCGCGACGAGACAAAGCCTGGAACCGGTGGCGGCGGGACGGACCCGCTGGACCCGGCTGCCGTAAAGCGGGCCGAGGCCATTCGCAAGTCGATCCTGACGATCGAGGAAAAGCGGGCGGCGGCGCTCGCCGAGATTGCCGCGCTTGAGGAAAAGGGTCTGCTGACGAGCGAGCAGGCAAGCCTTGCCCGGATCAAGGCCGAGCGCGACTTCCAGGCGCTGGCAAAGAAGGCGACCAGCACCTCCCGGGATCGTGAGTCGGAGGCCATGCTGCGCGAGGTGACGCGGCTGATCGAGGCGGCGCGCACCCCGGCCGAGGACCTGGCCGCGCGGCTGGAGCGGATCGCGGAGCTGGAGAAGAGCGGCACCTTCGACCAGGCCGCGCCGGGGCGAGGGACGGAGGCTGCGGAACAGGCCCGCGTCATCGCCATGCGGGATTATTTGTCTGCTGCCGAGGACACGGAAGCGGCCCTGCGGAAGATCGAGGAGATTGCCGAAAACGGGGCAGGGGCGAACCAATTGGCCGCGAAGATCACGCTGGCCGAGCGGGCGGGCAAGGGCTTTGCAGAGACCATGGAGCGGGCCGGCGAGGGGATTGCCGACAGCCTGACCGATGCGATCTTCGAGGCGAGGAACCTGGGGGATGCGTTGCAGCAGTTGGCGCGCCAGATCGCGCGGGACTTCGTCAACAGCCAGTTCCGCTCGATGCTGACGGGCGGCGGTGGCGGCGGGATCTTCGGCGCGCTCGGCTCGCTCGTCGGCGGGCTGTTTGGCGGCTCCGGAGGTGGCGGCGGCGGTGCGCCGCTCAACCTGATGGCCTCCGTTCTCCACGACGGCGGCAAGGTCGGTGGGCCGGGCGCGACCCGCGTGGCTCCTGCGGCGATCTTTGCCGGTGCTCCCCGCTTCCACGGTGGCGGCGGGCTGGGGCCGGGCGAGCGTGCCGTGATCGCGCTTCAGGACGAATACGTCATGACACGGGCCATGCAGGGCAACCTCGTGGAGACCTTGCGGGCGCTTGGCGCCATGGGCGCGGCTCGCTCGAGCGCGCCAAGTGCCGCGCCGGTCATCAACATCGTCACCCCGCCGGGCACCACGGCCGAGACACGGGAAAGCCGCACGGGCGGCGGCGCGCCGCAGATCGACGTGCTGATCAAGCCGCTCGAGCGGGCGCTGGCGACAAGCGTCCGGGAGGGCGGGCCGTTGCAAGGCGCCATCGGCAAGACCTTCGGCCTCAGCAGGGCCCGGGGGCTGGCGTGAGGGGGATCACATGAGCCTTCCCGACTGGCCGGCGGGTGTTCCGAGCGCGCCGCAACGCGGTTCGTTCCGGATCTCCCGGCCGTTCAACAAGCCTGTGTCGAGCGAGTTCGAGGCGGGCAACACCCGCGACCGGCCGCGCGGCACGCTGCAATACCGGATGCTCGCCATGGAACTGCGCATGAGCGCGGTGGAGTTCGCACTGTTCGACGCCTTTGTCGCCGACGATCTGGCCAGGGGCACGAAGCGCTTCACCATGCCGGTGTGGGACGGGGCGGGGATGGTGACCCGCACGGTGAAACTTGCGGGTGAGGACAAGTTCACGACCCGGCAACAGGGCCGGGCGGTGATGGTGGGGTTCACGCTGGAGGTGGAGCTGTGACCGACATTCGTACGCAGGCGATCCGGGAGGCCTATGCCTCGACCACAAGCGACGTGATGTTGGGCACGGTGGAGCTGCGGCACCCGGCGTTCCTGGAGGACGGGGAGCCGGTCGCGCTGCGCTTCGTGGGGGACGGCGTCAATCATGATCTCCTGCTCGAGGCGGAGGCGCCGGTGAACGCGGGCGAGGTGGCGACCTTCACCGCCATGCCCTTCGGCTTTACCCCGCCCTCGAGCGAAGAGGGGCAGGTGCCCTCGGTCTCCTTCTGGATCGACAATGTGTCCTCGCATGTACATCGCCACCTGCAGGCGGCGGTGCGGGTGCGGGCGCCGATCCTCGTCACCTGGCGCGAGTACATCGCCGGGCTTGCCGGCCCGCAACAGCGGATCGACGGGATCGAACTGGCGAACGTCAAGGTGAGCTCAACCCGGGCGACCGCCTCGGCACGGCTCAACGACTGGCCCGACCGCCTGTTCCCGGGGCGGATCTACACCCGCGACGCGTTCCCGACCCTGTCGTGAGCCCCCTTGATCCGGGGCAGCTCGCCGCGCTTCAGGCGCTGGTGGGTGCACCCTATGACGCACGCGACCGGCGGCCCGGCTTCCACTGCTGGGGCCTGTTCCGGGAGGTGCAGCGAATCCTCTTCGAGGTCGATCTGCCGGAGGTCGACATTGCCGAGATGAGCGTGCGGGCGAGAGCCCGCGCCTTCACCACCGCGCCTGAGCGGCGGCGCTGGCAGCGCATTGCCGCGCCCCGTCATGGCTGCGCCGTGCTGCTGGGGCGGCGCGACGTGCCGATCCACATCGGCTGTTACCTGGAGCTGGGGCCGCTGCCCTGCGACCGGGGCGTGATCCACGCCGCCCGGCCGGCGGTCAGCTTCGACAGCCTCGCACATCTGGAGTTTGCAGGATGGCGCATGATTGCCTGTCTCGAGAGAGCCTGTCCGGAACGGACATGAAGCCCGTTCCCACTGCTCTTGTTCCGACACCTCTGGTACCTGGTGCCCTGCCGGTGTGGCCGGGCGCGACGGTCGGCGAACTGGTCGAGGCCTTCGGCCCGCCGGCCTCGGTCGCCTTCATCGTGGAGCTCAACGGCGTGCCGGTGCTGCGCGCCGACTGGGGCCGCGTGCCGGCCCCTTCCGACCATGTGGCGGTGATCGTGCTGCCGCGCGGCGGTGACGACGGCAAGTCGGTGCTGGGGCTGGTGGCCATGATCGCCCTGGCCGCGTTCGCGCCCTGGGCGGGCGGGGCATTGGCGGGCGCACTCGGGTTTGGCGGCAATGCGCTGGTGGCGGGTGCCATCGGCAGTGCGATCCTCGCCGGCGGCGGCATCCTGATCAACACGTTGCTGGCGCCCCCGCCGGCGGCAACGGCGGCGGACCAGCTGCAGGCCTCGCCGACCTATACGGCGTCGGCCTCCGGCAATCAGGCGCGGCTGTTCGCCCCGATCCCGGTGCAATACGGCGAGCACGTGATGGTGCCGGACTATGTGTCCGACCCGTATCAGGAGTTCTCCGGCAATGACCAGTATCTGCACCTGCTGTTCGGGCGGGGGCTGGGACGCGCGCAGGTCTCCCAGGTGCGCATTGGCGAGACCGTCGTGTGGACCGACGTTGGCGGCTACACGGGCGCGATCGAGGATCTGGAAATCGCCTTCTATGATCCCGGCGAACAGGTCGAGCTGTTCCCCGTGCAGGTTGAGACCTCGGGCGAGGTGGGCTCGCAGGTGCTTGCCGAGAGCAACTGGATCGGACCGTTTGCCGCCGTTCCCGCCGGAGAGACGGCGAAGAAGCTGGCCGTTGACGTGGTGCTGCCCGAAGGCTGCTACCGGCTGAACGACGATGGTTCGCAAACGGGCGCCAGCGTGCATCTGCGCTTCGAATACCGGGAGATCGACGGGCTGGGCGCGCCGGTGGGCGATGGCACCTGGGCGGCGCTGGCTGATGAGACGATCACGCTGACGACGGCCACGCCCCAGCGCCGCACTTATGCGCTCGACGTGGCGCCGGGGCGCTATGAGGTGCGGGCGCAGAGGCTCAATGCGTGGTCGGCGGATGACCGGATCTTCGACCGTTCGGAATGGGCGGGCCTGCGGGCCTATCTGGACGGGCCGCAGGTGTTCGACGATCTCTCGACCATGGCGGTGAGGGTGCGGGCGAACGAGCAACTGACCTCGCAATCCTCGCGCGCCTTCTCGCTGGTACAGACGCGCATCCTGCCGGTGTGGACGGGGGAGAGCTGGGAGGAGCAGCCGACCCGCTCGATCGCCTGGGCGGCGGTCGATATTGCCCGCAACGCGGTCTATGGCGCCGGGCTTGCCGATGCGCGCATCGATCTGGCGAGTTTTGCCGCCTATGACGCGCTCTGGTCGGCACGGGGCGATCACTTTGACGGCGTGTTCGACACGCGCACCACGCGCTTTGAGGCCATCAACACGGTGCTGGGGGCGGGGCGGGCAAGCGTCCAGTTCATCGGCGACCGGGTGAGCCTGGTGCGGGACGAGCCTCGCAGCATGGCGGCACAGGTGTTCACCGACCGCAACATCCTGCGCGGCTCGCTGGAGGTGGAATACGCGCTGCAGCGCTCGGATGCGGCCGATGACGTGATCGTCGAATACATGGACCGCACCACCTGGAAGACGGCGGAGGTGCGCTGCACGATCGCGCAATCCACCTCGCAAGCGCCGGCGCGGGTGCGGCTGATCGGCCCGACCGACCGGGACCACGCCTGGCGGGAGGGCGTGTTCCTTGCCGCCGACAACTTCTTCCGCCGGGTGAAAGCCACGTTCCGCACGGAGCTTGAAGGGAGGCTGCTGAAGCGCGGCGACCTGGTGCTGGTGCAATCGGAAATGCCCCAGACATGGGGCGAGGCGGGCACGGTGCTTGCCCATGCCGGTGAGACGCTCACCCTCTCACATGAGCCGTCGAGCGACCCGCAAAACACCTATTTGCGCCTTCGGCGCCGCGATGGCGGCGAATGGGGCCCCTGCAAGATCACCTGGGAGCCGGGCAGCGGGACCTCCGCCGGCATCGTGGTTACGCTGGATGCGGAGGACCGTGCGGCGGCGGAGGCCGAACAAGGCCTGCTCGAGCACCATCTGGAGGACACCGGAGACGAGGCGCCGACCTGGCTTGCGGGCGAGGGTGTCGACCAGGTGTTCCGGGGCATCCTGGTCGGCATGGTGCCGGAGGGGACGGGCGCGCAGATCGAGCTCGTCATCGACGATCCGGCGGTGCATGTGGCCGATCAGGGATTGAGCGTGCCCGACGCGCCGGGGCCCGGCCATCTGCCGCCCTCGCTCGGTGCCCCGGTGATCGACGCGATGTCCGTCCACCGGGAAATCAGCGTGACGGAATCGCTGCTGACCGTCTCCGCCCGCCACCCGTCAGGCGCGACGACCTTCCGGGCGCAGGTCTCCTACGACGGGGAGACCTGGACACCGGTCTATGAGGGATCGCTGCCGGCGTTTTCCGCGTCCGTGCGGCGCGAGGCGCTGTACGTGCGCATGCAGGCCGTTGGCGAGCTGCCCGGCCCCTGGCGCGTGGAACTGGTGGCCGCCGCCCCGGAGGAGGTGCGCATTCCGCCCTCGGCCGAGCTCGATGCGAGCGGGCTGGTGGATGCCGCTGGCGAGCGGGCAAAGAGCGCCGGGGAGATCTTCGACGACACGGAAAGCTCGCTGCTCGAGCAGATCAACCGGATCGTGAACGAGACGTTGGCAGGCGCGGACCGGGTCGACCGGCTCGAGCGCACGAGCGAGCACTCCCGCGCGGCCTATACACGTGCTGTGCAGCTGACCGCCGACGAGACCAGGGCGCGGGCCGCCGCGCTCGAAACCCTCGAAGCCGAGCTGACCGGGGAGATCGACAGCAAGGCCTCCGTCATCGACGTGAATGAGGCCATCGCGTCCGAAGAAGAAGCGCGAGCGAACGCGATCGGCCAGCTTCAGGCCGAGCTGACCGACGAGATCGACAGCAAGGCCTCGGTCGAAGAGGTGAATGAGGCGGTCGCCGGCGAGGCGGCTGCGCGGGCCAGCGCGATCACACAGGTCCAGGCCAAGGTCGATGGGGTCTCCGCGTCCGGCGCCTATCGCCTGACAGCAAATGCCGGCGACCTGCCGGCGGGGGTGACGGCTGAATATCTGGTGGAGCTCAACGCCGGCACGGAAGGCGCGGAGGATTGGCGCTCCGCCGGCTTTGCCCTGCAACTGCTGGACAGCGGCGCGGCGCGGGCCGTGCTGAAGGTCGACCAGTTCGTCGTCACCGACGGAACGGACGCGGCACAGCCCTTCGTGATCGAGGGTGGCGTGCTCTACGTGAGCGAGGCGGCGATCCCGAAGCTCATCGCCGACAAGATCGTGAGCGGCACCATCACCTCCGACGATGGCAAGTGCTGGCTCAAACTCTCCGCCCCGTCCGAGTTCGTCTTCGAGAACTGAGGAGCATCGGGATGAGCATCATCACGCGCGGCATGCCGGACGGGCATGTGGCGATCTATCATGGCCCACGCGATACAGCGATCGAGGCCGATCCGCATGCCGACCTTGGCCGGGTGCTGTTCCACACCAGGCTGGACTACACCGTGGTGCAGCGGGTGGAGACACTGACCCTCAACCTGCCGGCCGGGCCCTACGACAGCTCGGGCCGGATGGTGCACAACGTGCTGGCGCACGGGTTGCCGTACACGCCTCTGATCTTCGGCATGGTGAAGAACTGCCGGGGCGTGGGGCACAACGGCGGGATGGATCCGGCGTATCAGACAGAAGGGCCGGTGCCGTTTTCCGGGACCGTGGTGCTGGGCAGCGCGCAACTGATCAGTACAGGCTATGCGTTCAAGATGCTGCAGCTCGGCTGCAACGACACCCATGTGACGGTGACGGATCTCTCACCCTATGTCGCTGGATACAGCTCGTCCTACCTGGGCACCTACTACAACACCTTCACCTACGCGCTGGAAGTCGAACTCTGGATCACCAAGACGGCACTGCCGATCTAGGAGCACAGGCATGACCATTCAACTGAAGCTCTCCGCAACCGGGTTCATCCTCGCCGGCGGCAAGGTGACGGACCAAGACTCTCACCTGCGGCTCAACGCGGGCGACAACATCGGCGTGCTGGCCGTACCAGGCACGATCACGCCGCATGCCTATTACAGCGGTGATAGGTCGCTTTACCTCGACTACGGCATCAACGGCATCGGCTGGGCGTCGGTCTTCACCACCCATGTCGATCTCTCCGGCTACCAGGTGGGGGTGTGATGAGCGTCAGTCTCAAGAACGGCGCGCTGGTGATGTGGGACGCCAATGGTCGCAAGACCTTCGATAGCGACGAGCAGTTGCTCTACCTGACGCAGACCTTCCAGGGCTCCGTGGTGCTGACCAGCATCAGAAACGGGTCCTACGATATACAGACCTACACCCGCAGCTATCAGCTCTCCGCCGGGGATGTGCCGGCCGGCGCCGAGCTTTCTTTTGGCATGGTGCGCCTGACCAGCGGTCAGCTGCAGCGCGACTGGTTCACCATCGGCGGCACCTTCGTGACCATCCACAAATGGGCACCGCTGCCAAGCAACGGTTATCGGTTCCTGAACCCACTGATCCGCCAGACCGTGGATGTGGTGATCGAGGATGGGGAGCTGTTCTTCAGGGAAAGCCTGTCGCTCCTGGGCCGCGCCGGCCAGGGCGGCATGTTCGGCGCCGGACTGATCAGCCCGCAGGTCACCATCGACTACGTGTTGAAGGTCGGCGGGTTCAACTGACCGCCCTCCACAACCCGCTTTCTGCCCCGCCGCCCGGTGTTCCGAGGCGGCTTTTTCGTGCCCGCATGAGAGGTGCTCATGGCCACCGATGTCGAAATTCTTTCCGCACTCAACGACGTGCTCAAGGGGATCCGTGCCGCGCTCAACGCGTCCGGCGCGTCGAAGCTGCTGACGCTCGACCGCACAACGTCGGCGGATGCGGCGCTCGTCTATCTGCGCGAGAACGGCGACGAGCGCTTCCGCTGGGGGATGCCGGGGGGAGAGGACGATTTTGTCATCCAGCACAGCCCGGACGGTTCGCCGCTCACCTATGCGGATGTGCTTCGCATCGACGGGGACACCGGCCTGGTGACCGTCACGGGGCTGGCGATCGATGCGCCAAGCTTCAACAACGCGTCGTTCACCGGGCAATCGCTGTTCGCGGGCGGGAGCGCCGTCGCGCCGTCGATTGCGAACGTGGGCGACACGAACACGGGTCTGTTTTTCCCGGCCGGGGGTGTTGTTGCGGGTGCGGCCGATGGAGAAGAAATATTCCGTATCAGTCCTCTTGGGTTTGCTATCGGAGCCAGTGTTTCCAGCGTTTATAAACTGGTCGTTGGTGGGAATGTTCTCGCCGGCGACGGTGCAGATCATACGCCCGATGGCTCGTGGACCGGTCAGCTCACCATCAACGGCAACGGGTACAAGGCGGGCCTTGCCGCCGATGCATCCGGCCTGTGGGTGGGCACGAACAGTGCCTCGCGCGACGTGATCATGGCCGTCAACGAGACGGAAGTTGGCCGGTTCACGCCAACGGGTCTTGCGCTTGGAAAAAGCGCGGCATCGTATCTGCTGGATATCGCTGGCGCCGCTCGCCTTGAGGTCATGAACCTTGTCGGCCCCGCGCCGGTGATCAACTTCGCCGACACGGACGATGGCGTCACCGGGCAGATCGGCTCAGGGACCTCCGATTTCAACATTGCCTCGAATGTGTCTATCGACATTCGTCCGAACAACGTGCGTGCCGGGTTTATCTCAAACTCGGGCTGGCAGTTTTTTGCAAACGAGACGGAGGTCGCCCGGTTCACGTCGGCAGGTCTGGCGATTGGAAAATCCGTTGCAAACTACCCGCTGGACGTCGAGGGAGATGCGGCCGTCAACGGAAACATCCTCCTCGGGAGGGCCGCGATAGTCCGGTCAGCATCCGATTTTGCGCGTGGGAATGTGATCATTTCCGCGCCCAACTACGGGACCACGCGGCAGGTCTCCTACGGCAACAATTTTTACATTGATGAGGCTGGGGCTTATCAGCAGGACAGCTTGCTCATCGGCGGTGCGATGTTACTCATGTCGGCCTCCAATGGCGGTTTCGGTGAGTTCTGGTTTGTCGCCAAGGAGGATCCAGATGCGGGTGGTGCCGAGGCTGTTCGCGCAAAAATCGACGGATCTGGTCGGCTTATCATCGGAGGTGAAACCGGAGCCTACCTGCTCGATGTTTATGGCGATATCCGTGCGCGTGATGCGCTCAAAGTCGGGACCGGGGTGGGGACGGCTTACGGCAATGACAACCTGATCCGGCCGGCGTCTTCGTCTGCGTTTCTCAATATCAAGGGCGGGGCGGGGTTCGCCAAAATCCTCCTGGGCAATGACGACACAGCTATCTGCAGCGGGGCTGGCGAAATCGTGTTCCGCTACGGTGCCGGGGCGAACGACGGTGGCACTGAGGCTATGCGCATCGATAGTGCCGGTCGGGTTGGCATCGGGACGGCGCTGCCGATCTATCCGTTGGATGTTGTTGGCGCCCTAGCGTGCACCAGTCCTGGCACGGCATCTGTAATTGCTCACTCAGGAGACGAGACAAACTACTCGGCGGTTCGTTTCCGGCAAACCAGTTCGGAGAGCCGTATTGAGGCGTTTCAGGCTGGTACCGGCACCGCAACCCCGCTGACGTTTGTTATGGCCTCCGGCGAGGCGTTGAGGATCACCGAGGCCGGAGAAGTCCGAATAGGGCAGTCCGCCACCAGTTTTCCGGGGATCGGGAATACCATCGCCGGTGCGGCGTTGACCGCCGCCGCGACTTTGGTGCTCTCCCGCGATGATGGCGCTGGCTTTTTCCTAAATCGCAACGGCTCTGATGGGTCAATAGCGGGGTTCTACCGCCAAGGGACGCAGGTCGGCACGATTTCGGTCACGGGTACGGCGACATCTTACAACACCTCGTCTGGTCGTCACCTCAAGGGACAAATTACCGCCTTCGAGGCCGATAGCGGTGCGATGATCGACGCGCTCAAGCCGCGTTCGTTCACGTGGCTAATGACCGGCGAGCGAGCGCACGGCTTTATCGCCGACGAGTTCGCGGCCGTGTTCCCACGCGCCGTCCAGCACGACGATCAGGGCCGGGCGGCTTCTATCGACGCATCAACACCGGAGGTCATGGCGACTGTTGTTGTTGAACTACAATCGCTGCGCGCCCGCGTGGCTCAACTGGAGGCATTGCGCTAATGACCACGACCTACACATGGAGTTTCCCGCAATTCTGCACCAAGCCCACGCTCGGCGAGTTGGCCGACGTGGTGTGCGAGGTGCATTGGCGCCTGCGAGCGGACGATGGCACGCATGAGGCGGAGGTCTATGGCTCTGTCACGCTGCCGGAGCCCGATCCCGACAATTTCCTCGATTTCGAGACGCTGAGCGAGGCGGAGGCGATCACCTGGGTCACGCCGCTGCTCGATGTGCCGGCGCTCGAGACACGTCTCGCCGCGATGCTGGCAGAGAAAGCGTCCCCTTCGACCGTGACCCGGGCCGCACCCTGGGCGTGATTGGCGGGCCTGACCAAGGGCGCGATGCCCGACCTTTTCCCACTCCTGAAACCATGAGGATCACAACATGACCGACAAGACCAAAACTGCCACCGACACAGGCGCCGACTCCACCGCCACCGCGAACGACAACGCCGCTGCGCGCCTGCAGGGGCACGGGCTACAGGCCTCGTTCGGCTCGCTCTCCGAGACCGTGCGGGACCTGGCGGTTGCCCGGGCGAATGAGGCTGGTGCGCGGGCCATCGCCGAAGCCCAGCTCGCCGAGGCGCGCAAGCAGCTCGAGGCGTTGCACGAGGAGGTGGAGGGGCTGAAAGGCGCGGTGGCTGAGAAGCCGAAAGCCAAATCTTCTGCCCATCGCGACACGGGTCGTGCCTTGAGCGCGAGCGAGGCATGACGCAAAAAGCACGGCCACCCCGAAGGGTGGCCGCGCGAGCCCGGGTAAGGGCACCCAAATCCCCGCGTGTGCGGGGAACTTATCCGCTGATGTACCACAGACGGATCATCCCCGCGCATGCGGGGAACTTGTCTGCTGGGGTCGCACAGACGGATCATCCCCGCGTATGCGGGGAACACGCCTCAGTTTTTACCGAGGCGCTTCCCGAGTCCGGACCATCCCCGCGCATGCGGGGAACACCCTTGCTGAAAGTGCCTGCGGGAATTGAACATTTTTTCCGCTGAACATTCCACCGGAAATTTCTGCTGCTTTTTCACCCCGCCGCCCCGGCATCCGGAGGCGGCTTTTTCGTGCCCGAACACTGGAGATCCCGATGCGGCTTTCCCGCGACTGGCGCCGCGTGCTGCGGCGCGCCTGGAGCGTACGCCTGATGGCGCTCGCGATCCTGCTGACCGCTGCCGAGGTGGGGGTGCCCTACCTCGGCGACCTGTTGCCGGCGCGGCTCATGTCCGCGCTGGCAGGCCTTTCCGCCGGCGGCGCGTTCGTCGCCCGGCTCATCGCACAGAAGGAATTTGAAGATGAGAACGAGACTTAAAATTGCGGGGGCACTGTCCGCATTCGGCATCGCGGCGGCCGGGCTGATCGGCGGGTTCGAGGGCCTGCGTACGACGGCCTATCTGGATCCGGTCGGGATCCCGACTGTCTGCTATGGCGAGACGCGGGGCGTGAAGCTCGGCGACCGGCACACCGCCGAGGAATGCCAGGCGATGCTCGGCGATGCCTTGATCGAGTTCGAGCAGGACATGCGGGCCTGCCTGGACCGTCCCGACGAGATCCCCGACGGACCGTACACGGCGTTCCTCTCGCTCTCCTACAACATCGGCGCTGGCGCGTTCTGCCGTTCAACGCTGGTGCGGCTGGCGAACGCCGGAGACTTGCGCGGGGCGTGCAACCAGCTGCCGCGCTGGAACAGGGCAGGGGGCCGGGTGCTGAAAGGCCTCGTCAACCGCCGCGCCAAGGAACGCGAGATCTGCCTGGCCGGGCTCGACGGTCCCGTGACCGTGCCGGGCAAGGCGCCAGAGGCGGCACCCGCGCCCCAGACAGAACCGCCGGCCGTCATGCCCGATGCGGCTGCGGGCATCGATCAGGGGGGCTCGCCGCTGGCGTGGCTTGGTGTCGCCGGAATAGCGCTCCTGGTGCTGGCGCTGGTGGTGCTGCTGGTGCGGAGGATGCGCCGGTGATTGGCGCGGCCTGGGCAATCCTGAAAACGCTGTTCGGCGGGGCACTCAAAAGCTCCGCCGGGCGCATCGTGATCATCGTGGTGGCGGCCGCGACGATCGGCGCAGCGGCGCTGTGGCTTCATGGCGAACGGCAGTACCAGCGCGGCGCAAAGCAGGGCGGAGCAGCGGCGCGCGAACAGGCATGGCGAGAGACGGAGGCGGCAATCAATGAGCTGGCATCAGAGGCTGACAGGGCTCGCGTTTTGCGGCGCGCTTGCGTTGAGCATGGGCGCGTGTGGAACAATGCAGACAACCAGTGCAACGCGCGATGACCTGCGCCGCTCAGCGCGGGCGATCATCGGCACATCGCTTGTCGGTGCGCGGGGGCTGACGGCGGGCGACCAGGACAAGATCGACGACACCGTCGCCGGCCTGTGCGGCGCGCGTGTTTGGACGCGCTCGGAGTGTGCCCGGCACGATGCGGCGAGGGGGGCTGGCCAATGATGCTCACCACCGACACGGTCCTCTTTTTTGTTACGGTAAGTGGCGCCGTGGCCGGCCTGTTGTGGCGGGTTGAGGCTCGCATCCGTGCCGCCGAACGCAGGGCGGATGCCGTTGAACGGGCCTTGAACAGCTACAAGCTCGAGGTTGAACAGCGATTTGCCCAGCGGGGCGCGCTCAAGGACACAGAATCCCGTCTGATCAAGGAGATCGACGGACTTCGAGATGATCTGAAGGGCGTGGCTCGTGCGCTCAATGACCTACCAGCCCAGATGGTCGCCGCAATCCGGCGGACTGCCAGCGGCTAGGGCGAAAGTTCGACTAATTCCTCCCCGTGCCGAGACGGAGCGTAGCAGCGCTCCGGACCGCCGAGTGTACTACCATTCGGCAGAGGCTTGTTGAGCTCAAATGGCAAATCGACCAAGCGCTGACGAGGCAAGGATCTTCCTGCTCGCCCGGTGCGGTTTACTCAACTGCCACTATATCTGTTAGATGTTGACCTGCCCCCCGATCGTCCCTCGTTCATAATGAGAGTCTGTGGGTTTGAGATTGGTATTCTGGCCGGTCCTTCTGGGCAAGCGCGCCGGGCGTG